GTGGAGCGGGATGGTGAATAGGCGTTTAGATGCGTGGACGCAAGTCGTTGAGAAGTTGTTAGAAGTTGCGACGAGATCCTAAAGGAGAATGCCCTAAATGACAATCCAAGAGATCGTTCATGAATTAGATGGCTTAAAGGATTTTACCAATGATCATGGCCGCGCAGTAATCGAGCATCTGAAAGCCGAGATCCATCAGCTCCTAGAAAAGCCAGTGGTGAAGGCAGCCGTTATCCCCAAAGAAGAACCTAAAGAGGAGTTTATCCCGGTCAATCGCCGGTCCCCAGAGAAAGATCCAGGTGAAAAAGAACAGATCCTAGCGGAATCTTTGCTTAAGACTCATGCCCACAAAAAGAAGTCCAAGTAAAGCCGTACTCAGGCCCTATCCCGATTGGATTTGTTTGGATTGCGGGAATCGTTATGGCAAGCACGGAAGTGGCGTTTCGACGGTTCATGAGGGTGTTTGTCCTGTTTGTTTTAAATTTAAAGCGATAACGCAGCCCCGCGATTTTGGCTATCCCAAGATTAAAGGATTTGACCTTCCATGACGCTGTACTGCATCCATAAGCCTTATGTCTTTGCCATGCCGCAAGTGATCTATAAGAAGGATTCGACCGTAGAGATTCCCGGCGTGATTCGCTGTGAGCGCTGTGATTCGAGTTGGGGGGACGCTGACCCTGAGCCCAAGGTAGCTATCGGGACTATCGAATAATGGTCCAGGAGAAAGTAAGGTCGCATGTACTGGTGGTGCGGGAAGGCGAAAGCGTGAGGTACGTGGCCTATGGGAACAAGCCAGCTTTGACGACTAATCTCGATCATGCCCGGCGTTATACGCGCCTAGCCAGCGCTCAAATTGCACTTAGAAAGCTGCGCTACATTAATCCGCAAGAGCTAAAGATTGAGGCGATTGACGAATGACTATCCAGGAGTTAGCCGAAAAGATCGTTGAAGCTTTCCATGAAGCTCCCCTATGGGCCGAGCAGAAGGCGATAGAGAGTTTGCTTAGGCAATATCTAGCTGAGATGAAGCCATGACTGCTAAGCTGGCTGAGAAGATTGTTGCTCTAGGAAAACAGATTGGCGTAGAGCTTAATGGCCCTGTTTTCTATTCGCAACTCGAATCCCTTCTCTCCGCCGCTTTGGATGATGCGAGGTATGATGCGTTGCGAATCATTAAAGAAAACTGGAATGAGGCTTTGGCATTGGCTCAATCAAAAGCCTACGAAGATGCGGCGCAGATTGCTGAAGTTGAATCGAGAGGCTGGGATACTGTTGGCCAGCGCATCGTTGAAGCGATCCGAGCTAAGGCGGCTAAGGTGGGGAAGTGAAAATGACATTTTATATCGAATGGACAACCTGCCTTTTCGGGGTGCGCTATGGCCGCGGAGATATGCTTCAAAGTTTCCAACTTTGTTTTGGTCCATTTTCGATTGTATGGAATTGGGAATAATGACAAACCAAGAACTCAACGAAGCCGTGGCCCGGAAGCTGGGGTGGAAAGAACTGGGTGGGCGTTGGAGTAGCCCTGGATTAACAGGTTGGAAGAATATTGAATGCCCCGCCTACTCCACCTCCATCGAGGCGGCGTGGGAGATTGTGGAGCGGATGGAATACATGACATTAAGGCATCGTTATGGTCTTGGTTTGAAAGGTTTCGTATGCCAAGTAGATAGAAATGGGCAAATGGTTGCCAACGAAGAAGCCGACACCGCCCCGATGGCGATTTGCAAGGCGTTCTTAAAACTTGAAACACCCTAAATCCCGCTGGCATCCTTTACCCGGAATGAAGGGCATCATGTGGAACTCCTGCGCGGCTTGTTACAAGAACGCGATTAGGCGGTGCGGGAAAAGAACCATTATTGCTATTCAAAATGAGAACGTAGAGCGCTATCACAATCAGCATGGCCATTACATCTTAAAGGGTGATGGCCTATACGTTCGAAGAAAATGATTTTGACCCTGGATGTAGTGGTAAGTCGGGTTCTCAGCCTTCGGGTGACTGAGTCGAGTAAGCGGTATTCTTAATTGAGAGCTATGGGAACCGGGATTGGGGAATCCCCGGCAGGGTCTAGATATGGCTAAATCAAAGCAGCCCGTTCGATCATTTAGGGTGTATTGCAAGCATCAGTGGACCCTATGGCAAAAGGAACCAGGCCGTTCCCCCTATACGTATAAGAATTGTTTGATCTGTAAGGAGCAATGGGAGAAAGCAGACCCAGAGCCCCGCGTAGTCATCGGAACATTCTCATCTCGCGATTTAATTCTATAGACGGGCGCACTTGACGAATAATAGTTTTGGTGTTAGCCTAATGCCGTTGCACAAAACCCATTGCCTTTTGAGACAACCATTTTCCGGTTGCCCTCCAAAGGCTTTTTTATTTTGTCTCACGCAATGGGGCAACCGACTAGGAGCGAAAGCTTCTAGCTCGTTTTGGATTCCAAAGAACTCACCAACCTTGGCAAAACTGACGCTACCGCTCCTCTCGTAGTCGGCAATACCGTATTTGATCCCCTCACATTCGCTCCTAAGATTGTTAAGTTCTCCCGCAAGCAATACCTCTTCCTCAACAACTACAAGCTAGGTATACCCCTCGAAGAAGCCGCCGCTAAGTCCGATCTCACCCTAGAACAAGCCGAACGATTCTTAGATAAGCCGGATGTGAGGGCGTGGCTAGAAGACCGCGCCCTTATGAATCACATTAAAACGGAGTGGGAAGAACCCGCCAAGTGGTGGCATATGGGCAACGAAGTGCTGGAAGGACGCCGGGAATTCTCTAAAAGCCAGCAAGTCGTCTGGGAAAACTTCGGGGACCGGATCGTTCCCAAAAAGGGAACTCCGTCCGATAGTTCCCCCAAAATCACGATCAATATCAATCCTGAAGCAGTTAAAGAAGCTTTTAAGCGTCAAGAATCCATCGATACAGAGGCCACTAATGAAATGTGAGTATGGGATTTGCCTCTTATGCGAGAAGGATTTGATGGTGAGTTGCAAATCATGCGGCCATAAAAAGCCCGGAAATAACTATACCGAAGTTCTGCTCGATTTAAATAACGGATCGAAGATGCCGATAGCGACCTGCCTTGATTGTAAAGACAAAATTGCTCAAGCCGACAAAATCGACATCCTAAGAGCCGTCAGAGACGGCTGGACTAAAGAGCATGACAGCATGAACTGGTCAAAAGAAAAGCGCGATCACTACTGGAAATCTCATGGCGAGTCTATCCTCAAAATCCTCTAGCATCGCCAAAGCGCTAGTGGGTCAAAAGTTACCGGCTTATCTGTCGGAGCCAGGCCTTCAGCAGCCCGCCGAGATGAGGGCCTTACAAGCTTTGAATACGGTCGGTGCTGGGATGGGTGCGGGTCAATTGGGCGGCGGGATAGGGGCGATTTTAGCGGGTATGGGAAAGATGGCTCCAAGGGTATTGGCACAGCAAGCGGGAGCGATATTCCCGGAAGGAGCAGGAATTCCCAAGGGTAGGGAAGCAGTAAAAGAATTTTTCGATATATTGCCCGAATCGCAAAGGGCCTACAAAACCAACGAAGCGCTTCATGCCTTCCATTCCGAAATGATGGATTGGCCGCGTGTGCTGCAAGACAAGTGGGCGTTGTTAAAAAATCAGGCGGGGAATTGAATACTGAAGTCAGCTTAGATCAAGTTCGAGAAGCTTGTAAGAAAAGTCTCTACTTTCTTTGTACCCAGATTTTAGGGTTCAAGGATTGGGATACGGTTCATGACGATATTGAGAAAGTCCTAAACCGGAAGTCCCGTAAGAAAATGATCTTGATTCCCCGCGGCCATCTGAAGACCTCCGTAGTCACTAAAGCCTATAGCATCCAGCTTCTTTTGAGAGATCCTAACATCAGAATCTTGATCGCGAACCAAGTCTGGGATAAAGCGCGGGAAATGCTCTATGAAATCAAGCAAATGCTCTCCGATAAATCAGATCTCCCTAAACTTTTCGGGAACTTCGTCTCCGACCGATGGCGAGAAGATGACATCGTCATTAAGCAGCGAACCAAAGGACTTGCCGCCCCGACCATTGGTACAAGCGGAGTGGAGGCTGAACTTACATCTTCTCACTACGACGTTATCTTCCTGGACGACTTGCAAGGGCTCCAAAACTACCAAACCCCAGAACAACGCGAAAAAGTAAAGCGCTACTACCGGAGCATGATGGATTTGCTGGAGCCGGGAGGCCTTCTGATTGTCATTGGTACGCGCTGGCATTTAGATGACGTGTATCAATACATCATGGACAACGAAGCTGAATACTTTGACGTGACGGTTAGGAAAGTGATTGAAAAGGGCAAAATCATCTTCCCCAAGAAATTCAATAAGAAGTTTGACCGGACGCTCAAGGCCTGGGTTGAAACCAAAGAGCCCACCATGGACTTTATCGAATATCTCAAGAAGCGTCCTTCCGAAGAATTCTATTCGCAGTACATGAACGATCCCATCGACTCCGAAAACCAGATCTTCAAGAAAGAATACTTTCGCTACTTCGAACGTAGGCCCGAACGCCTCTTTGTAGGCATGACCATTGACCCGGCTATTTCCGAGAAGCAAAGCGCCGATTTCTTTGCCATTCGGGTAGACGCCATGGATGAGGATTACAACATCTACGTTCTGGACTATTTAAGGGGTCATTGGAAGATCGCCGAGTCTGTAGACAACGTTTTTACGACTTACGTGAAGTGGAAGCCGTCCGTAGTGGGGCTTGAAACAGTCGCCTATCAGAAGGCTTTGAAGTATGTGATGGAAGGCGAAATGAGGAAAAGAGGCATCTTTTTCCCGATCACGGAGCTTAAGCGCAATACCAACGAAAGCAAAGAATTCCGTATTAAGTCCTTGGAATCCTTTTACCGGGAGGGAAAAGTTTTTCATGCGAGTTGGATGGAAGGACGCGAAATGGAGCAGGAGCTTCTCCAATTCCCTAAAGGCAAAAACGACGACTTGATCGATGCTGGGGCATCCATGCTCGAAGTTTTGGTTCCTGGCGATTCACTGGCAGCCAGTGACATCCCTGCCGGTAGTTGGGAAGACGAATTCCAAAAAGCTATCGGGCGTAGTCGCCGGGGCGACTTTTTCCATGAATCGCTTAACTGGCAGCCGCCAGCCCAAGAGCAACACGGTAAATCCTGGTGGGACAAAGTAAACCCGTGAATGGGTTGATCATTTTTAGCCGGACAGAGAAAGATTTCAGGTTTTGGACGGGCGTAGTAAACGTACTTACAAAAGAAAGAACCCTTGAACAATGGCTGCATCTGAACCCATCGGTAAATTAAAAGAAGCTCAACAAGTGAAACGCTGGCAGGACCGCCTAGCGGTTTCCCGGCGCTGGCTTGACCAAACAGCGGAAAACGAACGCTGGAAGATGTATTTGGATGAGCTGGAAGGTAAATACGACGTGGTTCTGGGGAATGTTCAGGTTCCGCCTATCGGTGAGATCTTTGCTTACCGGGACGCGGCTATCGCCAATCTTTACTTTAAAGACCCCTATATCGCGGTCAACGCCAAAAAAGACGCAACCATTTTAAGTGCTTACATTCTAGAAGCTGGCGTTAATCATCTTTGGGGCGAACTTAACCTTAAAAGCGAGCTAGAGCTAGAAATCTCCGACACGATCATGGTCGGTCATGGCTGGAACAAGGTGGGGAACAATACCAAGACGGCCGGTACAGGCCAGAACCTCCAGATTGTAGAAGACAACATCTACGCTAACCGGGTCAGCTGGCAAGACATGACCATGAACGTAGGGTGCAAGCGGCCCACCTACGACAACATCTGGATTGCACAGCGCATCTACAAACCCACTGAACAGGTTAAGAAGCAATACGGCGCTCGCGCTAAAGATTTAAACGGATCCACCTATCCTTCTTTAGACCAAAAATACATGAAGAACATCCTCTACAAAGAGGATTTCAATTATTCAGCTATTCAAGAGATTTGGGACAAAGAAGACCGGATGATCTATACGGTCTGCGACGAGATGATTGATAAATATCTAGAAGATCCCAAGCCATGGCCAGAGTACATGGATAATTTCCCCTATCAATTTCTGAGCTTCCATGACCTCCCAGACAAAGCTTACCCGCAATCCGATATCGCTGCCTGGAATCCCCAAGTCCTAGAGAAGATCAAGCTGTTCACGATGATGCTCAACTTTGCCAAACGCTGGAATCGGCAGATGATGATGAAGAAGGGGACGCTTAACCTTCAAGAGTTAGACAAATTTGAGAAGGGGATCGAAGGATCGATCTTGCTGGCGGCAACGACTGGAGACATCCAGCAGGCCGTGAAGATGCTGGATTGGGGTTCGATGCCGCCAGATTTCTACATCTTGTTAGACCGCCTGGATGCCTTGATTGACCGGATCCGTGGTCAATCCCAATTTCAGCAAGGCGGCGTCACCAAGACGGCGACACGGACGGAAGGGGAACTTCAGCTTATTAAAAGCGGGGCTGACGCCCGTACTGACCGTAAACAAGACCGGATCGAAACCCACTGTGAGAACATCGCCAGAAACCTTGTTATGCAGATGAAAAATAACTTTGACGTGGAATACATAGCCAAGATCACGGGCAAAGAACCCCCAGAAATCATCCAAGCTTTCCAAGCGCAGGGCATCTATGACCCAGCTTCCAGGACTATCAAGTTCAATATGGATGACATTAAGGGCGAATTTGATGTGTCAATCAAGATGGGTTCGACGCTCCCGCTCAATAAAGAGAACCGCGACCGGGTCTTAAGCAACGTTCTCCAGCAATCTATCCCCTTAGCCGCGGCTCCTAGCATCCCGCCCTTTATCGCCGAAATTATCAAAGAACAACTTCAGGACTTCGATATTAAAGGCCTAGAGACAGCCTTTGAAGATCAGCAAAAATCCAATGAAGCTAAATCGCAAGCTGAAGCTCAAACCACCCAGATTGAAGAAGGCAAAGTTCAAGCTGAAACAGCGAAGCGGCAAGCCCAAGCCCAAGACATTCAGTTGGATTCACTGATTAAAGGCGTCCAGGCAGCCGGTAAAGCGACGGGTCAATTATTGCCAGAGGAGTCATTAACTAAATGAGTGTGTGTACCAATTGCGGCAATCAAAACGCCTACCACACGCGATCTTGGTATGACGCAAAGCTAGAGCGCATAGAACAGATTTGTAACGGTTGCGGGTTAGACGGAGCAGGCGAATTTGTCCCTGATGTCTATTTGCCCAAAACGGGCATGACGTTCCAGGCCTTATGTGGGAAAGACGGTAAACCGATTCCCATACAGAGTAAGCGCCATAAGCTTGACGTGATGAATTCATTGGGATTAAGAGAACACCCTGATCGGCTCAAGGGACAAAACTGGATTGAAGGATCTAGAGATTATCGGAAGAAGAATTTTGAAGAAGCGAGGCCCAAGATTAGAGAGGCCTATAAACAGTACCTCAAACGGAAAGGCTCCTAATATGAAAGACAACCCATTAGCGCAAGCCGTTAGAAATTCTAAGCCTGCTCAATTTGATATGGCTCGAATGATGCAACTGATTGAAGAAATTCATCAGGCCGTTGTTGAGCAACCGGAACAAAAGAATTCGGAAATCGTAACGACGCAGCAAAGTCACGTTTAAAAGGAGATTCCAATATGTCAGACACCGCAGTAGCCAGCCCGACACCTGAAGTGCAAACGGCGAACCCGGCAACGGAACCCGTCCAAACTCAAGGTACGGCTCCAGCTCAAGGAAGCGAAGCCCCGGCGGCGGCACCTTCCTCAGAGTCATTTTTCAACGGTGACCCTAATAGCCTCCCACCGGAACTTAAGCCGGCGTATGAAAACATGCTTAAGGACTACAAACAAAAAACGCAGTCCATAGCCGAAGCGAAGAAAAAGGCCGAAAGCTACGACAAGATCAGTAAAGATCCTCGATTCGTCGAGTATTGGAATGGTCTGAATCGTCAGGAAAAAGCCGAGTATCGAGAACAGAAAGCAGCCGTTGAGAAGAAGATTGGCGAGAAGATAACTGACGAAGAATTCCAGAAGGGTTTCACAGACAAGGAATCATTCTTGGCTATGCAGGAGCGAATCGCTCAGCATGTTCTGGAAAAGTCTCAAAAGAAGATCGAGGAATTGGAGCAGTTTAAAACGGTGACGGAAGCCGCCAATATCGTCGAAGCTTTTGCGACTGAAATCGGGGAAGATAAAAAACCTATCCGCCCGGACTTCTATGACTTGGATAGCGATGGCCTGATTAGCGGTTATTTGCAAGTAAATGCCAGACCTGGCATGAACCCGCAAGAATACCGCGATCAATTAGATCAGGCTTACAACTGGTCAAAGCAGATGACCCAGAAGTATTACGAAAAGGGCCGTCAAGACGCTTTGGCTCGTATCCAACAAAAAGCAGCGACTTCCACTAACCCTCCGACCAATGCGGCTAAGGGTGCTTATACAGGCCCTAATCCGAAGACGCTTTCTGTGCGTGAAGCTATGGAGATGGCCAAAAAAGGTCAGCGCGTTCCACAGAATCATGACTAGGGGGAAATAATATGGCAGCTCCACTTCTACAAAATTATGGCCCAGGGAATGTTGACGAACTCTTAACAACGAGTTTGGTCAATATGATCCCCGGCATTCGCGACAACGTCTTTAAGTCAAATCCCGTCTTCAAATGGTTATACGAAGGCAAGGGTGGCGGAAAGATGCGTAAAAAGGGCGGTGCGGCTCTCTCACATGCAGAAATGTATGCGAAGAATACCACGGCCTTAGCGTACCAACGCTATGACTTGTTAGATACGACTCCTCAAGACGGTCTCACTCGTGATCAATGGTCTTGGGCGCAATACGCCGCTACGGTCACCATCGACGGCTTCACGGAACGTGTAGCCAACGCGGGAGACTCCAAGCTGGAAGACTTGCTCGAAGCCAAGAAGATGCAGGCGGAAGAAAGCCTCTCTTTATTGCTCGAACAGGATATGTTTGCGGCTACTGCTGTCTCTAAGCACATCGAACCCTTAACCACAATCGTTGCTACTTCTGGAACGGTTGGAGGTATCAATGGAACGACTAACACTTGGTGGCAGGCATGTGCAGCGACTTCTTCGGGCTCATTCGCAGCGCAAGGACGTTCTGACTTGACCAACGCATGGAACCTGGTTTCTGTCCAGAATCCTATCGGTGGCCCGGAAATGATCGTTTCCGATCAGACTTCGTTCCAAGCCTATGAAGCAAGCTTAGTATCTCAAGAGCGCTTCACTAACAACAAACTGGTCGATATCGGTATTGAGAACCTGGAATTCAAAGCGACTCCCTGGACGTGGTCTCCGCAGGCTACCTCGGGCGTCATTTACTTGCTGCATTCTAAGGGCCTTGAATTCGTTGTGAATTCGGATACCGACTTCATGACAACCGACTTCGTAACTCCGACGAACCAAGATGCGCGAACCGCCAAGATCCTTTTGGCCTGTGCGCTCATGTCTGGTAATCGCCGAAAGAACGCGAAACTAACTGGCGTTACTGCCTAATAGGAGGTAGTTCATGGCTTCTTTAAGAACACCTACTTCACGCGACGGGGGACAAGGGATTTTCGACATCTTGAAAATTCCAGCCTGCGTTACAGGGGACACGGTTAGTTATAAGAACAATGTTTGTGGATGGATCGTCGTGAATCGAACGACAACTGATGCGGTGACGGCTACTTATAGCGCCACGACTCAGTTGTTCACGATCACGGTAGCCAATACACCGGACATTGATCTTTACGTCATCGGATAAGTGCTCGTTATGGGCGAAGGACCGGAGGGCGAAAGCTCCAAGTTACAGCCTAGCGACGCTAAGGGAGACTCAAAATGTTAATTCAACAATTAAACAGATCAGATGCAGAAAAGATTCAAATCATCGTTAAAAACGTTGATGGCGGCGGTTCGATTACAACCGGTATGGGCGCTGCAGTGGTCCAGGCCGGTGCGTCTATCGACGGAATTAGTTCTCTGCGATCCACGGCAGCCCTTTGGAAAGGGTTTGTCGGCGTAGCGCAACAGGACATTGCCATCAATGGCTTTGGTCTAGTGACCGCGTGGGGATTTGCGAATTCAGTCGCGATCTCAAACGTAGGGTCATCGATCACGGTTACAAGGGGCGATTATCTGAAACCTGGCGCAGCGGCAGGGACATTCTTCAGCGGTCAAGCGGCTGACGAAACGCTCTCAACGTTGCTCTATCGCTCAGTTGTTGCTGCTACGACAGCCGTTGCTATATCGGCTGTGACCGATGGCGGCGTGTCAGGATTCGTTCGAGGTTTGTAAATGACTCAAGCCGAAATTGTAAACGCTCTTTTAAAAGGGCTGGGATTGAAGCCTACACGGTATCTCTTCCGGTGGAGCCCTTTGCTAAAGAATCCGTTTCATTTCGACTTGTTAGAAGTTATGCGGTGTGACTCCGATGGGGAGGTGATGACCTATAAAAAGGCAGCATCTCCCCTCGGAGAACACGCTGCTCATAAGATTAAAAGTCCGGGTCGGTTTAGTTTCTGGGATCTGTTACTAGTCCAACTAAGGGTTATTGAATGACACGTATTGTCCAATCGGAACAATTACAACCTAAAGAAGAAGGCGTTATTCGCGTTCTGATTGGGTTGCCCCATGAGGGGATGACCGGCTCAGAAGCCTATACCAATCGCCTTCACAATTTTATGGAGCTAGGAAAGTTAGAGGAGCGCGGCAGATTCTTAAAAGAGAATCCTCGATTTGAATTCCTCCAGTACACCTGTGGCCGGATGCACGTATTCTTTGCGCGCGAAGAGATGGCTAAACAGGCTATCGCGTCTGACTGTGATTATCTCTTCATGATCGATGATGACATGATTTGTCCCGACAACCTCTTTGAGAAGCTCTACGAAGCTGATAAGCCCATCATAGCCCCACTTGCCTTTACGCGGAACTTTCCTCATAAACCCGTTATTTATGCCTGCATTGAAGGATGGGACGCGGTATCTCAGAAAGACTATTTCAGCAACTATGCGGTGATGAATTATCCGAAGGATAAATTGCAGGAAGTGGATGCGGTGGGTTACGGTGCTGTCCTGATTAAGACGGAAGTATTAAAGGCCGTCGCTATGCCCAGATTCATGAGCACTTGCGGAACAGGTGAAGACATTCTCTTTTGCTACAAGGCAAAAAAAGCCGGGTTTTCGACGTGGGTTGATACGCGTATTAAGCTGGGACACGTTAGCCATCCCTTAATCGTTACGGAAGATTACGTTAAAGCGCAATGGAGTGCCCATGGCATGGAAGTAGAAAAGAACTATGGAGCACTTAAACCGAAAGAAGCCGTTTTGGTGCTGGGTGATTAGATGAATCCGATTATCAGCGTGATTTTGCCTACATGGAACAATCCGCAGTATTTAACGCCATGTGTTCGCTCCATCATGGATACAGGTCTATTAAATGGTCTGGGTGAAATCATTATTGTGAACAACGGGAAGCAGCCTATTAGAGAAGAGTTTGGGCATATAAAGGGCATAACGGTTTTAGATCCTGGGGAAAACCTTGGCTGGGAAAAAGGCTTGGAACTAGGCGTTAAGCATTCCAAAGCCCCTTTTCTTTGCTTCCAAAACGATGACACGCATATCCCGATATCTAATGCGAATTTCTACATGCAATTGCTTTACCCGTTTAGTAACGCCAATGTTGCCGCGGTAGGTCCGATTACTACGGTAGCGGCGGGTTGGCATAGCATTTATCAGCGTTTCCCGCTAAAGACCCCTACCGAAGTGTCTTACCTGATTTTTTTCACGGCGATGATTCGCAGGGCGCATTATGACTTAGTTGGCGGAATCGATACATCATGCCCAGGCGGTGACGATTTAGATCTATCGATGAGACTCCGCAAGGCCGGCAAAAACTTGGTTCTAACGCCCCGAGCTTTCCTGATTCATCATGGCTTTAAGACCGGGGAACGGGTTAAAGGCGGCCCGGACAGCGATGGCGGCTGGAATTCACTCCAAATGCGAGACCGGACAAATCATTATCTGATCGCTAAACATGGTTTCAAGTTCTATTGGGAAACGGTAAGAGGGCTTCAATATGGGACTCCAGAACCTTCAATAGATTTAGAGGGCAATGTAGTCAGGTCCATGGCGACGGAAGGCGATATTCTTGAACTTGGATGTGGTTATAGAAAGACAATTGAAAGCTCTTTAGGTATGGACATTATGCCTAAAGGGGAAACAATTCCGCATGTTCCGGGTGGCTATTCCGTAGCGGATGTAGTGGGGGATGTATCCAAACCTCTTCCCTTTAACGATTTTTCAAAAGACACCCTCATCGCTAGGCATATTCTTGAGCACTGCGTGGATACCGTCTCTACTCTTAAAAATTGGAATCGCGTACTTCGGATGGGTGGCCGCATGATCATTGCCGTCCCCAATCAAGATTTGGGGAACATGATCCCATTAAATCCTGAGCACGTTCACGCCTTCACGCCAGAATCGTTAAAGAGCCTAATGGATTTATGCGGATTTAAGCAGATTGACTGTATTGATCCTAAAAACGGCGTGTCATTTGTGGGGTGCTACAAAAAGATTTTGCATATCGCTGGAGTCGAGAAAGAGATGGAGATGGCTCATGGCTAGAATTGCCAATTTCTTTGAATCACGGCTTGGGCGAAACGATGGCAATCCCCTTTATGTCCAGGCTTGCTTAAAACGTATGGAGTATTACGGGAAGCTCTTGCGTGGGTTCCCTATAGATCCTTCCTTATTAAACTGGTTTGCATCTAAGGAACTTGATCCTATCGCAGAACAGGCGGCCAAGGCACTTCTTGAGACATACGGGGAAACGGTTGAAATCGATCACGTTTACCCCGTTGGAGATATTAGCCCATTTGGGACTTATGACCTAAATATTCATGTGGATTGGGGCGAAGATGGCTTGGCAGGGATACTCCCTTACAAGCCTTTTGAGACTCCAAAGCCGTTTGCTTATTGGGCGAGTGATACTCATATCAAAACGGGTGCTATTGATAGCTATGATTATCGGCTTTCCGTCGCTAAGAAGGCTGACTTTGTATTTGTAGCACAAAAGCAAGCCGCGGAGCGCATGAAAAATGACGGCATTCCTAATCCTATCTGGCTCCCCCATGCCGTAGAGCCGCAAGCCTACCCAAAAATCGACCTTTTAACGAAGAAATATGACGTTTGTTTTGTTGGGCACGTCAATTCTGAGAACCGAGTTGATGCTTTAGACCGGCTTTTTAAAGAATTCCCCAATTTCTATTACGGACAGCGCCTTTTCGAAGATGCAGCGCGGAAATTCGCTGAATCCAAGATCGTTTTTAACATCGCCATGACCGATGACATTAATATGCGCTGTTTTGAGGTGATGGCGACGGGTTCATTCCTCTTAACTAATTGGATTCCTACCATTGGAGACCTTTTTGAAGATGGGAAGCACTTAATCCTGTACCGATCTTTAGATGAGATGGTGGATAAAGCCAGATATTACATTGCTCACGACGACGAGCGCGAAAAAATAGCGCAGGCCGGCTACCAAGAAGTCATCTCGAAGCATAAGATCCAAGATCGCGTGAATGTCATGCTCAACGAATTTATGAAATCAAAAAAACAACAGGAGGCCTTAGCCCATGCAAGCGTTTAAGTTAGTTAATGCAGGATTTGTAGATAAAGTCGTTATTTTCGATTCACTGCCAGAAAGATTGCTTAAAGGAATCAAGACCCGCGAAGTGGCCGGGTTCCCGCGCTCTTGGGCTAAGTTTTTAGCCGATATCGGAAGCCTAAGAGACGTTTTAAGCACGACCACAGAGAAACGCGGTCCTGGGGACTATGTTTTTAGTCATGAAAAGATCGGCAGAGAACCTTGCTTCTACGTTCTGGAATATACGGATGTGAACGCAGATAAAGAGTTTTACCGGGCTATCTCTGAGTTTTTACGGATGAATTGCGATCCCGATGTTCGATTGAAAGAAAAGCTAATCGACATGGCGATAGCCTTAGCTCCTAACTCAACATCCTCTTTGGATATTGAACCGGAAGATATCCCGGTTATCGTAGTCAAAGAAAAAACATCGCAAGAAGAATCCAAGATTGTTGGCCAAGACGAGACCATTATTATCCCAGAAGCACAAAAAAGACGAGGACGCCCAAAGAAAGTGGCGGTGGAGGCTTAAATGATTCAGAACTCAGGTAGCCAGGCAATTGTTTCGGGCACGGATGCGGTTGTTGGAAGATCAGGTAAACCTGTTCGGGTCTTTGCCGTTAATTTCACGAGTGATGGTACGGCCGGCGTCCTGATCCTCCGTAATGGAACTTCGACAGGTGGGACCGCTTTTGTTACAGAAAACGGCGTTGTTAGCTCAGGGAAAACGGTCGAATACGGTACGTCTGGAGTTTCCTTCCCGGCGGGTTGTTTTCTTGACGTGGATAGTCATGTGACCGGTGGGGTAGTGGTCTTTGCCCAAGAAGGCGTTTAATGGCGACGTTTTTACAGCTACAGCAGGAGTTAGGTGCTCAGGTCGGCTTAGATCAAACGGTCTCAAGTCAGGCAACATTGCTGAAGCGCTGGATCAATAACGCTCAGCAAACGATACTTCGGGCTTATGAATGGCCCTTCCTGCGAAGTCCTACTCCTTTAGTTATTCAGACGGTTACGGATATTACGACAGGGACCGTTGCTACTACGGCTGCCTCTACCACGATCACGTTTAGTAGTGCTCCTTCCGTTTCAGTAGCGGGGCGTTTCATCCAAACTTCAAGCTCAAATGATTGGTACAAGATCACAGCCCATACCGCTGCAACTACAACGGCAACGCTTGAAATCGCCGCTATCTATACGGCTGCGGCGGCAACGTATACGGTGAGGAAATTCTATTACTCAACAAGTTCAAGCGTAGACCGGATTATTCAGATATTCCAAGACGTTCAGCCCTATCAACTTCAAGAGACAACGCCCGAATACTTCCAGTCCTTTAACCCAGGGTTCTTGTCTAGCGGAACTCCTCGAATCTATTGCATGGCCGGGATTGACGCCTCTACGGGAGCTGGCGTCCCGCAATTCAGGCTTTGGCCTAACCCGGATTCGGTCTTAAACCTCCGAATTGACTATCTAACCGTAGCAACGGATCTATCCGCTGATGCAGATGTTTCGGTTATCCCGGCTAAGTGGCATACGACTGCGCTGATTGAAGGAGCTAAGGCTCAGGGCTTGTCCTTCTTAGACGACACCAGGGCCCAAGATTCCTATGTGATTTTTAAGAACATGATTGAAGAGATGAAAACGGAGTATGAGATAGGTCTTCATCGTCACCGAATTATGACTTCAGCCGATAATCAGCCGATTAGCGGAAATCTAGGATTTTTGCCGCTACCCGGCTACTACCCAAGAGGGAGCTAAATGGCAGCACGTGGACCAGGTGTACCGTTAGCAGATTTTACGGGGGGACTTAATGTCATGGACCCCGAATACAACCTTCCATTAAATCAATCCCCTGATTTAGACAACATTGTTTTGCAGAAGATGGGATTTAGGAAACGTAATGGCGATTCAGCATGGAATTCAAGCGCGATGGTTTCTAGCGCTACAGCCATTCATGGGATGGGCTACTTCGTGACGGATGGCGGAACGGAATTTCTAAATGCCATCGCCGGGACTAAGTTTTTTACTGATTCTGGTCTATCAGGGACCATGACTGATGCAACAGGCGCGATAACGATTACAACAGGTCAAAACAATATCTGGAACTCAGTCAATTTCAATAATCTTCAAATTTGGTTCGGGGGAGCTCCAGATTCCCCTTTCAAGTATTCGGGAACCGGAAACGCAGCAGCTTTGGGCGGATCGCCACCTACAGCCAATAACGTTTTTGGAGCTAATAACCGGATATTTGCCATGAATACAACAGCTAATCCCTCTCGTATCTTTTGGCCCGTAGTATCCAATCCTGAAGATTGGACTGGAACAGGGTCCGGCAACGCAGACGTTGCGGCATCTGATGGCGATAAGCTGATGTGTGGGATTGTAACCGGTCCAGATACCGCTATTCTCTTTAAAAATAACAGTACCCACATGATGATTTTGACCCGCCAACCTTTCCCGATCTATCAACTTCAAAGAGGCGTAGGAATAGCTGGGAAGAACGCCTGGGCTTTTGCCAACGGGGAGATCTACTTTATTACGCCTGGCCTTCGGATGCGCTCAACTACGGATGGCGTTAACTTTAAGACGTATCCAACCAACATTGATCCCATTTTCGACACGATTAACCCATCACGTATTAGCTTTATTCAGGGGGCTTATTATCAGCAGGAAAACTGGATTGTATTTTGTGTGTCTACAGGATCGAATACGACTAACAATTACCTCATTATTTGGGATATAGACCGCGAATGTTTCTTGAGATGCACGACAGGCTTCAAATCAAACATTCTGGGTATTGTTCAAAATAGGCGCTTATTCGCTGGGCATTACAACGGAAAGCTTTACGAAAAGCTGAAATTGACTGTATTTGCTGATGCTTCGGAGGCTTCTCCAGGCGCTATCGATGGACACTGGCGTACTCCGTTTAGCAACTTTACGCAAGAAACCGATATCACCATCCATCCCACTTATGTTGACGTAGTAGCCATAACTGAAAGCGCTTCCACATTAGATATCTCCTACGGATTTGACTTTACTTCCGCTCAAACCACTCAAACCTTTAGCCTTCAGGCGGTCGGCGGGGTCTGGGATAGTGGTCTGTGGGATACGGCTGTATGGGGCGGCCAGAATGCGACTGTATTACGTCAATTTGTGCTCGGACGCGGAAATCTTTTCAGTTTCATGCTGCGAAATGCCACGGCTTCCCAAGGTTATACCGTTCAAGGGGCTATGGTCAGAACAAAGAGCGATAAAGCTCGGAAAGTCTTTGCAAACACTTAGAGGGTACTATCTTGGCGATTTCATTCACTATCAGTTACACCTTTACTCCAGGGACCACAATATCATCTTCTCAGGTTAATACAAATTTCTCCGATGAAGCCAATGTATGGATCGGTCTTGAAGCGCTCACGAAATCATTCGCAGCTCTCCGCGTAGATGCTACGCCAACGACTTCAACAGATGTCGCCATTAAAAGTTACGTCGATAAACTAAATGCCTATCGCAGGCCTAATCTTCAATTTGGGTCTATCACGACGGTTGCCGTCGAATCTGGTCTGGACGGAACCTCTGGCGATATTCCGCTTCTTTTCCCAGACGGAACTCTTCGGACTGAAACATCCACTACACGAACGACATTCGATATCACAAGAAACGCTGTACTTGTTACATCTGGAGCACAATCAGGATTAACGGGAGCAACCTCAGAAGCGACGAACACCTGGTACGCTTTGTACGGTTGTAAAGTTACGGATTCATCTACGTTATGGGTCACGGTAGGATCTACGGTTCTGCCTATTCGAGCCAATTTTTCAACGCTCAATACGGCCTATGGAACCAATGGGTGGGTTTATTTGGGTTTGATTCGAAACGGTGACGGGGCGAGTGCTACGGGCGACATTCTTGCTTTTACGCAAGTAGGTCATATGAGCTTATTCCAGAACGTTTCGGCAGATGCCGGAACCGCATCGGGGAGGGGACTTCGCCTAGCGGTCGGAACTAGTGCAACATCGCTAACTTACACCTATTCGGCTGGAACATCTGGAGCCGTGATCCCAAATAATATCGGGCATGCCTATTGGACCGGAACGGTGGCACTCGGTTCTTCCGGTGTAATGGGTATGTCTAACGCTGGCGGAACTTATAACTACTTGAACGTTTCGGGCCAATCCACCACAAGCATTTTCCCTTTATGGGCCGTAGCCTCGGACGGCCTGATTCTTACGGGTCCAGCAGCATCCAACTATTCAATCCGCTTGTCAGGTTACATTGACAACGTTTTAGGAGTCGGAGCTAACCCAATACTCTAATGGAAAAGAAAATCGAACCGGATAGAAATTCACCCAGGATAACTCGACCGATCATTATCGGCGATTTAACTTTGGCAAGTCCGACAACAGAAACAACGGTCGGGGCAGCTGGAGGAGCATCAGCGTTGCCAGCGACGCCCCTAGGATATGTATTCGTCATGATCGGCAATACACCGGTCAAGATTCCCTACTTCAATATATGAACGATACGATTACGACTTCTTTGTCTCATGGATTGACCTATAAATCATCTGATCCAACGTTTTATCTAGCCCAATCTATTCCACCGGGCATGAATGAACAGTTTTCAGATGCGGTTATTGATTTCATGAACTCTTCCGGCCTTCCAAATGGCATTGAGAAACAAGGATTCTTTTACCAAACCCTTCAAGCGATTGCTACATCTGCGATCCTAGGGCAAGGCCGTGAGCTTTGGCTAGGCATTCATGATGGGACGCTTTATACCTACATCTTGGCATCCATCAGCCCTGATTTTGATGGACGCCTAGCCTATACAGTAACTCAAGCCTGGGTTAAAGAAGATCAGCGTGGGAAGCGATGGGTCAGAGATGCGTGGCAAAAAGTTAGACAACGGGCGAAAGACACGTTGTGCAGCCATTTCGTGGTTCATTCGACTAAGGCTAATACAGCGGCTTATTGTCGGTTTTTAGGTAAAGGTTTTCATAAAGTAATCGAAATTTTGAAAGAGGAGATTTGATATGGGCGGAAAAGCTGGACGCGTTGCAACTGGAATTGCCACAGGTGGATTATCCGAGGCTGCCAGAGCAGCAGCAGGGAATCCAATCGCAAGACGTGCAGGAGCAGCAGCACTCACGGGTGGATTGTCAGAAGTATTACAACAAAATCCGTACGGTATTCCTCTTACAAATCCACTGCCTGGGCTCTATAAACATGGCGGGGGTGGAAATTCTTCTGGTGTTTCAGGGCCTTTCTCAGTTGATCCGGCGCAGTCTGCTTATGATCAGGAAGCGATTAGGACTCTTGGTGAAAAACAATACAAAGATACACTCGGAGCAATCGATAACAATTCATCTGCCCAGCAGGATTATGCTGCTCAAACTCTTAAACGCATGACTCCAGATATTGAAGAAGGACTCAATTCTCAGCATTTACTCAATTCGTCTGCACTTCATCAAGAACTCGGGCGACAAGCTTCTAATTTGGCCCAGGATGTGGCATCGCAAAGAGCTAATGCTATTCAATCGGCTTTAACTGGAAAACAAGGCTTTGAGACCGGAGCTTTGCAGCGCGGTCTTAGCTTAGAAGATTTTGTTAATCAAGCAAATGTCGCAAAGTCTATAGGTGCTCAAATGGCTCCCCAGGTTAGTAATGGCAAGGGGAATGCGGTGGCAGGATTAGGCGCTGGCGCAACTGCGGGTGCGGGTTTTGGTCCGTGGGGAGCTGCTCTGGGTGGAGTCGGTGGTGCACTCCTAGGAAGTGGCAGGAAAGGTAAATAACATGCCTACTCCAGATTTCACAATGAGGGCGGGTAGTTTCCCGATCGAGGCCGTAATTAGCGCAGCTCAACGCAAAGCTGCCCTTGAGCAGCAAGGCGATGCACAAAATAATCAGCAGATTGTCCAAGGTCTTGAAGCTATTGGAAAAGTTGGTCAATCTTTAGTTGATAAGCGGCTTCAAGTGGCTCAAGCTTTGGCGCTCGGGAAAGCTCTTAATATCCCAGACGATCAATCTCGCCAAATGACACCTGAGCAAGTGATTCATGCTGGGACAATCAAATCTGGGGCAGGCTCACCACTTTACTATTTAATGGGATTGCATCCAGAATTGGCTAAGAATCCAGCGTTTATGGCGGCTATGAGTGGAAATCAGCCGCCTACTGCTGGGGTGAATACGGGCGGTACAACGCCACTAGCCACTTCTCCTAATGGTGCAATGTTAGCTTCAAACGTTACTGCTACTCCTATAGCTCCTGTCGCTGGCGTGGGGGGAGCGCTGCCTACGGCTACTCCAGCCCCCGTACCCGTTCCTATCGCTGCACCTGGGTCCGTCACTCCGACAGCAGATCCAATGTCTACTTTTCTAAATATGCCAATGACTAAGGGGCAGATGGCTTCTTTGAAAATGGGGACAGCAGCGGCTGCTGCTAATCGACCTGAGCATGTAATGACTCAGCAACAGGCACTTGACGCAGGTATTGTCCCAAAGGAAACACGAATACTGCCTAATGCAAAAGATCCAAATCAATTCACTATTGGCGGGAAAGAAGATCAATTCTATCAGCGCGAATGGGACAAATTACTTAAAGAGACCGATCCTCTCAACGCTTCTAGCCGAACGCCTCTTGGTATGGCTTCTCGGGCAACTTTCAATGCTAACCGTGCCCTTAAAACGCTTTTAAATCCTGTTGTAACAAATCAAGAAGCAGGGAACGTTATGGCCGATGTTGCGGGTATTTATCAAAACGGATCGCCTACGCAGTTCGGGATGAGCCATCAAGCCTATGATTCGCTCTATGGGAAAATTCAGGGAGTTAAGCAACTTATTACGGGAAAACCTACAGATGCTCTACCTAAGGACATTAAAGATCGTTTAGTGAATGTATTGTCAGACATGAAAGCTACGAATCAGGCCCTTTTAACTCAACGTCTTGATATGACGGAGCACACAAAGAAAGCAGTTATTAGTCGTTTTCCTGAAGAATGGAAGGAATACCGTGCAATTCTCGAAGGGGATCAGTCCGGGTACAACGGTCTTACGGCAGGCCAAAGCACTGCTCCTGCGACGCAAGGTGCTACGCCAGCATGGACAAACGACCATGAACAACGCCTACAAATGCTTTTAGAAAAGCAGAGAAATGGATCATTAAAAAGCTAATGGATTCCAATCTTACAGAAGCAGAAGAATTAGAGCTGCTTCAGCTTCAAAAAGCAAAGGCAATGGCTCTTCAGCCTCAGTCATTTGCTGATAAAGCTATCGGCGCAGTAAAGAACGCCGCAGTCGATTTTGCCACAGACATCACTGGTCCAAAGAATCTCTATAAGAAGTACGGGGAAAGCCTTCCTATGCGGGGAGCCATCTTGGGGGGATCTGTGGGCGGACCGGTAGGGGCGACGGCTGGCGGTGGCCTAGGCCAGATTGCCAAGAACATGATGGGGATAGCGACGGGTGATCCCAATGCCCCCACTACGGCCGGTGCTGCTGCTATTCCGGCTATGGGACAGTCTTTAGCGGCCGGAGTTATGCAGGAGCCGAAAGTATTAAATGCAGTTCCAGGTGTTTCTCAAGTCGGATCAATGGTTTCTAATTTAGCTTCAAAGGGAGTAAAAGGATTAGCTAAAGCTGGCGAAACGCTTTCAGGCGTTAAGGCAAATATCCTGAAACAAGCGGCAGAACAAGGATTAGAAACCTATGCTGCTCCATCACTTTCTAAAGCTCAATCGATTTTCTCGGCTGCATTGGGGAAAGAGGGCCAGGAAGCCATGAAACAATCAGCGAAAGAAGCTTTTGATCCTGCTTTAGGCAAAGCTAGAGATGTGGCGACTAGTATTGGTTCAAAAATTGAAGCAGGGGAACCTATTAGCGCAATCGAAGCTCTCCAGGCAAGGCAAGCCACTGATCGGATTATTTCAGCTACGCCAGTCACAGATAAAGTATCAAGGGCGGCTCTTTATGACTGGAGAACTCAATTTAACGATGCACTATCGAATCAATCCGGTAAGTTAGCTGATGCGTCTAAAACTTATCGAAAAGCAATCGTCAAAGACACCATTTTAAATCCGACGAGACTCAATAAAAGCGGAGAACCTTCGGCA